ATTGAATATTATAATTACCAGTTAATACATTACCTCTAGCTCTGTTTAAGGCAGGCGCATTGTAACCAGCGGCTTTCAATATATCACCTTTTAAAAAATGTTTAAAGTTTTCTTTAACAACAAAACAAAAAACTCCAGTATCTTGTACAATCTTAATGTACTTTTTACCCATAGTTATTTTTGTTTTACTATCCCAATTGTCAACTTGTTCTTTAGAATAACCAGTAAGTTCTCTTTTACCATAACCTGTTGACATATTTTTATAATCTTCTTTGGCACCTGCCATCATATTAGCAATACCTTCATATAAGTTTTCAGCTGTTTTAGTTACTGTTGTCATTATTTTGCCTCCGAATATAATTGTTGAGAAAATAAACTCATTACATAACTAGCAAATCCGATACTAACTGCCGAACCAGCAAGTAAATATTGATCTGTTTCTATAGCACCTACAGCAGATACCATAGCAAATGTACCTAAAGTAGCAAATACTAAGGTCATATATTCATATAACTTTTTTTTCATAGTGTTTTCCTTTTTATTAGTGTTTTTGTTTTTCATATATACATACTATACCATAGATTCGTCTATAAATCAAGCAAAAAAAGCATAAAAATCAAAAAAAATATGAAAAAATCCCTAATTTTTCTTACATTTGTTCTCATTTTGTTCTCGTCTTGTTCTAAAAAGTCAATAAATTGTAAAATTTCACCTGATTTTGAGAAAATTGGCGAATCAGCATTAGAAAATAAAGAAAATTTAAGTGAAACTAACTTAAAAAGCGGAAAAATGCGTTGCGATTTTTAAGATAAATAGTCTTATGAGTAAAAATTGTTTAAATTGCGGTCATATTTGTCATTGTGGCAAAAGTTGTATGAAAGAATACGACAAAGGAACAGAAATAGAGTGCTGTAAACATTGCCGTTGTGAAAATGACGACTTTTTCGGTCCAGGTGATCCAGAATATGATAGTTTAGACATTGATAGTTTTAATGGAGCATAAAAAATGGCAAAAATGAGAAAATTCTTGTTTTGGAATGATAAAGGACAAGAAGAAGAAAAAGAAAACACAAGTTTTAAGAAGGCAGTTAAGTCTGTACAAGAAAACTTTAAAAATCAACTTATAGGATTTGAATATATTAGTAAAAAAGGTAAAAAAATCATAAGTTCGATACAATTACCTTTAGGTAGAAAGAAAAAGTTAGGTAGATAATGGCAAGATTAGCAAAATCGTATGTAGCACATGTTAGTGTGCCTAAAAAGACATCACAAGGCAGACGAAAAGGTGTTAAATTTAGTTCTATGAATAAATCTCGTAAAAGATCATTTAAATTTTACAATAGACAAGGAAAATAATGCCAGCAATCAGTCGTCAAGGTGATAGTTTAAGTACAGGACATATATGTACTGCTACTACTACACTTGATACGCCTGGTCAATCAACTGTAAGAGCAAATAGTATATTGATTGCTAGAGTAGGCGATCCTACTGTATCACATCCTTTTCCACCTCTACCACCTTGTGCCCCACATGTAGCAAATGTAAACGCAGGATCATCAACTGTTAGAGTTCATGGTATTGCTGTAGCAAGAGTTGGGGATTCAACAGACGCTGGTGCTATGACAAGTGGAAGTTCTAACGTAAACGCAGGATAATCAGTATAAATATTAGTGTTATGCCAAGTTATGATGCTACAAATATAAACAACTCAAAAAGAGCAAATAGAATCTATAAAGATTTAGATTTAGATTTTGGTCGTAATGTTGTTAGTAATGATGTAAATAAATTAACAAATGTTGAGGCTGTAAAAAGAAGTGTTAGAAACTTAATACAAACTAATCACTTTGACAGACCTTTTCATCCTGAATTAGGTTGTAATGTTCGTGCTATGTTATTTGAACCAGTTACACCATTAACTGCTTTAAATTTACAAAGACATGTAGGTGAAGTTTTAAAAAATTTTGAACCTAGAGTAAGAGTACAACAAATACTTGCTCGACCTGACTTGGATAGAAACGCATACGATTTAAAAATAAGTTTTTATGTAGTAGGACATCCTGATCCTGTAACAGTAGAAACTTTTTTAGAAAGATTAAGATAAAATGGCAAGTAATAAATTAGCAGTATCAGATTTAGATTTTGATAATATAAAATCTAACTTAAAAACATTCTTACAAAATCAACCAGAATTTTCAGACTACAATTTTGAAGGATCAGGTTTCGCTGTTCTTTTAGATTTGTTAGCATATAATACACACTATCTAGGTTTCAATGCTAATATGTTAGCAAATGAAATGTATTTAGATTCAGCAGATATAAGAAAAAATATTGTATCAATTGCTAAGATGTTAGGTTATACACCTACTTCGGCAAAATCACCTGTAGCAGATATTTCTATTACTATTAATAATGTACCTACAAGTACGGCGTCAATCACAATGGCAAAAGGTACAGCGTTTGAAACAACAGTTGATGATGTAACTTATCAGTATCTAACAAATGCCGAAATTACAATTACACCTTCAGATGGTGTTTACACTTTTTCAAACGTAGATATTTTTGAAGGTACTTTAGTTTCATTTAGATATACAGTAGATAGCTCTGATCCTGACCAAAGATTTATTATACCTAGTGAGTTAGCAGATATGACAACTTTAAAAGTACAAGTACAAAATTCATCTACTGATTCTACTACAAACACTTTTACTAAAACAACAGGATTAACTTCTATCAATTCAACATCAAAAGTTTATTTTTTACAAGAAAGTGAAGATGAAAGATATGAAATATATTTTGGCGATGGTGTATTAGGTAAAAAATTAGATGATGGTAATATTGTAATATGTGAATACATAGTTACAAACAAAGAAGCTTCAAACGGTGCTTCATCATTTACTTTATCAGGTAATATAGGCGGATTTACAGACGTTAGTATTACAACTAATTCAAGTTCACAAGGAGGTTCTGATCCTCAAACAAAAGAGTCGATTAGATTTAACGCACCTTTACAATATTCAAGGCAAGATAGAGCAGTCACAACAGGTGATTATGAAACTCTAGTAACTGAATTATATCCTAACGCACAAGCCGTTTCTGCTTGGGGTGGTGAAGATGATGAAAATCCAGTTTACGGTCAAGTTAAAATTGCTATTAAGGCTGCCTCTGGTTCTACATTAACTAATCAAACTAAAACTGATTTAGTGGCACAATTAAAAAAATATAATGTTGCTTCAGTAACACCTGTAATTGTTGATCCAGAAACAACAGATATTATATTAACAACAACTGCTAAGTTTGATGAAAAGGCAACCACAAAAAATGCTGATACAATTAAATCAAATATAATTACAAGTTTAGATAATTATAATACTGATACTTTACAAAAATTTGATAGTGTCTTTAGACATTCAAAAGTAGTTAAACAAATAGATGATACAGATACATCTATATTATCAAATGTAACTACTATTAAAGTTAGAAAATCTTTTACACCTACTTTAAGTACATCTACTAGATATGATGTTTACTTTAGAAACGGTATTTTTAATCCACACTCAGGACACAAATCAAGTATGGGTGGTGTAATTACTTCTTCAGGTTTTAAAGTAGATGGCGATACAACAAACATTTATTACTTAGATGATGATGGAGAAGGTAATATTAGAAGATATTATTTTGTAGGTACTGTAAGAACATATGCTAACAATACACAAGGTACAGTTGATTACTCAACAGGTCAAATAACTATTAATTCTTTAAATGTATCTTCAATAGAAAATATTAGAGGAGCTTCTTCAACTGTTATAGAAATTACAGTAGAGCCTGCTTCAAATGATATTGTTCCTGTTAGAGATCAGATTTTAAATATAGATACAGCTAACTCTACAATTACAGTTGAAGCTGATACGTTTGTTGGAGGTTCTGCTAGCGCAGGTGTAGGTTATACAACAACAAGTAGTTATTAAAAATGGCAAAGTTCACTGACTTAATTTCAAATCTAGTTAACAGTCAGGCTCCTGACTTTGTTTTAGAGCAACATCCTAAATTTTTAGAATTTGTAAAACAGTATTATACTTTTATGGAGGCGGCAGAGCTATCCGTAACTAGTGTACAAACAACAGACGGTATAATATTAGAAACTGATACAACTTTAGAAAACGAATTACTATTAGATGGTTCTAAATTAACATCACAAAGAACACAAGAAGACGCTGGCGATAAAATACTTTTAGAAAGTTCTACTTATGGTAAATTTACTAGAGGTGAAACTATTACAGGTTCTACTTCAAATGCTACAGCAACAGTTCTTACAGAGGATTTAAGTAATGGTAAATTATATATTTCATCACAAAATAAATTTAAAGACGGTGAAACTATAACAGGTAATTCTTCTAGTGCTAGTGCTGTTATTAATAATTACAAACCAAATCCTGTTTCAACTATTCAACAACTTTTAGAATTTAGAGATCCAGATAAAGTTATTTCTAACTTTTTAACAAAGTTTAGAAATGAATTTTTAAATACTTTACCTGAAACTTTATTTTCTGAAATAGATAAAAGAAAATTAATTAAAAATATTAAATCTTTATATAGAGCAAAAGGTACTGCTAGAGGACATGAAATATTTTTTAAAATGTTATTTGGGTTAAATTCTGAAACGATTTATCCTAAAGAACAAATGTTAAGAGCCTCAGATGGTCAGTGGAATATTAAAAAAATATTAAGATGTATTGCTACAACTGGTCAAACAGAAAATTTAATAGGTAGAACAATTACAGGACAAAGTTCTGGCGCAACTGCTATTATAGAAAACGTATTTAAATTTCAAATAGGTTCAAGTGAAGTTTCTGAATGTATATTAAATGAAGATACTATCACAGGAACTTTTACTGCTGGCGAAGAAATTAGAGGAACACAATCAGATACATCAACAGAATTTATTAAAGCAACTGTTAGTGCTTTACCTTCAACATCAACTATATCAAATGACGGTGCCTTGTATTCAACAGGCGATGTTATTACAGTTACAGGTGGTGGTGAAGCTGCTTCAATACAAGTAGGTGATGTAGGCTCAGGTGGTATAACTAGTTTTGTTATAGACGCAGGTGGTTCAGGTTATGCTATTGGCGATGATATTAATTTTACTAATACAGGTGCTGGTGGGGGATCAGCAGAAGCAAAAGTTTCAGTTGTTAATGGTGGTTTTACACAAGAAGAATCAACATCAACTGTTGACGATCATATTGTTTTAGAAGATGAAACAGTAAGAGGTGATCCTTATACAGGAAATAAAATTGTACAAGAATCAGGATCAGGTAGTGAAGATATTACTGATATAAGAATTATTAACTCAGGTTCAAACTATACATCTTTACCTACTGTTGCTGTGTCAACTGATAGTGGTGGTTCAGGTGCTAGTGTGTTTGCTTTTGGCGATCAAGTAGGTAGAGTTCAAAGTATTAATAAAATTGATCCAGGTATTAATTACCAAGATTCGCCGTCACCACCTTCATTAACTTTTTTAACAAAAATTTTAGTAACTGATATTTCAGGTACATTTACAGAAAATGAAACTATTACAGGTGTAGATTCATCTTCTACTGCTATTACAGCAACTTTTAAATCTTTAGATACTGATACTCAAATAATGACTTTATCTTCGGCAAGTGGTACATTTGCTGTTGATACTACATTAACAGGTGGTACTTCAGGCAAAACTGCTGTTGTTAAAATAGTAGATACAGCAACTGCTACAACAACTGTTGCTACAGTTATTGATACCGACGGAAGTTATTTAAATGAAGACGGTCATATTTCAGAATTAACAATGAAAGTACAAGACAGTTTATACTACCAAGATTTTTCATATGTAATTAAAGTTGGTAGATCAATTAATGACTGGCGAGATTCGTTTAAGAAGACAATGCACGGTGCTGGTTTTTACTTTACAGGACAAGTTGATAGTGTAAATAGAATAAATGCTCAACTTAAATCTATAACAGGTATAAATTCAAGTATATCTTACGATGGACCTGCTCTAGTAATCAATACATTATTCTCTACAATTTTAGGTAGTAGATTAGGTACAGAAACAGATGGCACATCCGTAAGAGCAAATAAAAACTTAGGTGTTGGTGCTGATTTAAACGATAGTACAATCGAACACTTTACAGCAAACACAAGAGATAGAACATTAACTCAAAGAATTACATTAAAATTAGGGGAATACAAAGAATTTCCTGTAGCTATTAGAAATAACTCTACTAAATTTGGTATTCCTGTGGCAGGACCTACATTTAAGAGTTTAGGTAAGTTTATGCTAGGGGGAAACTTTAGTAATAGAACAAATATAAGTAGTATCAACGCATTAAGATTAGGTGGTACGTTTAATACAAGTGTTAATGGTGTAGCAAGTAGAATAAGTGATTTTACATTTAAGTTAAAAACTAATTATGCTATACCATCAGAAATTGGTTTATTACAAGAAGATACTTTTGATGAAAACCAAACATTCTTTGACGCAACAGATGTAACTTTTGATGCTGGATAATAGAAGAACGTTATAAATATGAGTATAAATAGTAATATGATAAAGTTGGTTGTTTTAAAAAATGAAGAAATTTTAAAACAAGGTGAAGATTTTACTTTTGAAGGCGATAATATAATCTTAAAAACACCTTTACAACCAAACGAGAAGTTATCAGTAAGAAAATTAGAGGAAGATAATGGGTAGACAAGTAATTCAGATAGGAACAACTGCCAATGACGGAACGGGTACTACGCTTCGTGCTGGTGGTGATCTAATCAACGATAACTTTAACGAAATTTACAGTGCTTTAGGTGATGGTTCTACTGTCGCATTTACAATATCAGGTGTAACTAACGGTCAAACTTTAATTTATAATTCATCTAATGGTTTATTTGAGCCAGGAGACGCAGGTGGTTTCACAATCGCAGGTGACGGTGGTGATAATCAATCAATAGTTTCTGGTAATACATTAACTTTAGCTGGTGGTTCAGGTATTACAACAACAGGTGTTAATACAGATAGAGTATCTATTGCTGTTGACGACACAGTTGCTACATTAACAGGTTCACAAACATTAACAAATAAAACATTAACAGCACCAGTTTTAAATGGTGCGTTGAGTGGTACAGGCTTTTTAGATGAAGATGATTTTAGTTCAGATTCAGCAACTGCTGCTGCTTCTCAACAATCTATTAAGGCATATATTGCCACACAAGTTTCAAGTGTTACTGCTGCCAGTACAACTACATTTACAAATAAAACTTTTGACGCTGACGGTACAGGTAACAGTATAACAAATATTGAAAACGCAGATATTAAGGCAGCTGCTGCCATTGCGTTTAGTAAAATGGAAGATTTGACTGCTAGTAGAGCATTAGCTTCAGATTCAAACGGAGACGTATCTGTAACTTCCGTAACATCAACAGAATTAGGTTATCTAAGTGGGGTAACCTCATCAATACAAGATCAATTAAATGCTGCTGGATTAGCATTTGCAATTGCTTTAGGAGGAGAATAATAAATGGCTAATAACTTTTCAGATACCTCGTCAGCGATTACAAGCAATTCGTTGACAGACGTTTTTACTGCTACGGCGAAGTCTTTAGTAATTGCTGGAACAGTTGCTAATACTTCAAGCACAACGTCTGTAAACATAAAAATTGCTAAGATGGACGCTACGACAAGTACAACTTTTACAATAGTGGAAAATGCTCCACTAGTTGTTGGATCTGCTTTCAAAATACCGAAGATCGTACTTCAAACAAATGATAAGATACAAGTACAATCGGATAATGCTAGTGGATTAGTAACAGTCGCTTTACAATTATTAACAGATGTAAGTTAAGGATATAAATGAGTTACATAGGACAAATACCTGCTACAACGTTTTTACAAAAACAAAGTCAGTCGTTTACACCTGACGGATCAACTACGTCTTTTTCTTTAGATCATTCAGTTACAAACGAAAAAGATTTATTGGTTGTAGTTAATAACGTTATACAAGAGCCAGGTGATGGCAAAGCTTATACTGCTTCTGCTAATACTTTATTAATGTCAGCGGCACCTGCTTCAGGCGATACTATGTATTGTTATTACTTAGGATTTACTGTTGGTACAATTAACACACCTGACGGTTCAGTTACAAAAGCAAAAACAAACTTTATTACAGATACAACTTCAGCAGGTATAACATCACAAGGTAGTGGTTCACAAGCTGGTCAAATTCAGCTAAACTGCTCTGCTAATAGCCATGGTATAAAATTAGAATCACCACCTCATGCTGTAGGACAATCATACACATTAATATATCCAGATAATAATGTGACAGCAGGCACAGTTATAGCAGTTGATTCGATTACAGGTTCAGGTACAACAGCAACAGGTCTTTTAAAATTTAAGAATATAAATGGTCCATCTTTTGAAGCAAAATTAAGTGGAAATCAAGCTTTTTCAGATAATACGGATACAGTAATTCAATTTAATACAGAAAGACATGATACAGATGGAATGTTTGATACATCAACATACACTTGGACACCAACAGTCGCTGGTAAATATTTTGTTTATTGTACTGCTTTAGTTAAGTCAGACGATATATCTCAAATGAACAGAATGATTTTAAATATTATACAAAATGGTTCAACAAATTATACTGAGGCAGAATTTAGACCACAAGGTAATCCTGGCTCAACTTATAGTCCAACAGTTAACGCTGTTATGGATTTTAATGGAAGCTCAGATAATGTTAAAATGCAAATTTTTGCTGATGTAACAACATCTTCTCCAGCAGTTCAAGCTTCTGGAAGTTTATTTGGAGC